CTCTTCAGTTGGGTCTATATCCTGTGGGATAAATGAAGCAATTTTGCTATTTACCCCGCGACTAGCGAGGGCATCTTTGATTGCTCGTTCTCTATTTGCTTTTGCAAGTGACTCATACTGTGCTTTCAATTCAGCCAGTTCTTTGTCTTTTGCTTTTGTTGCTTTACGCAACTGCTTGACGAGATCTCCACCATCGTTGGTGTCAAAGTCATCATCTTCGTAGTCGTAGTTGGACATAGGTCCTTCTCCCTTTGTTAGTTGGTTTCGTAGACCTCATACAGATTCGGGGACTTTCTGTATGGCTTCTACTGCTGGTTTTGATATCTCTCTAACGGACCAGTCGTCCCGTTAGCAGGCTTAGAATTGGCCAGCTCGTTCGCGGCTCAGTGCGCCTTGCGTAAGTCCTGTCTGTCCAGAGAACTGTGCAGTCTCTAGTTCAGCAAGTTTGCGGCGTTTACGTCCTGCTTCAGCAGAACCTGCAGTGGAGAATACTTCTGCTTCGGCGGTTGCTTGGTCATAGGTACCAAGACCTTCTCTAGCGTAACGTTCTCCAAGAACTCTTGCTTGTGGTAAAAATTCAGATATTGCTGTATATCCTTGACGTGCTCGTTCGCCAGTAACTCCGAATGCTCCGAGTTCTTCTGCTCTTGCACGTGAAGCACTAAGGCCTGCGATAGATGCAGCGCCACCAATTTCAGCGGCAGTTACCTTACGCTTGATATTTTCAATAGCCTTTTCTGGGTCAAGTACATAAGCCAAGATATCTCCATTAGAGATTTCATTGCCGTAGTACTGAGTCAAGGCATCCTTGATTTGTGGAGCAGCGTTGAGAACGCGACGTTGTGCAGTCTGAATACGATCTTCTAGTTCTACTGGCGATACATCTCCACCAATAAATTTCTCAAATCCTTCTTGACGACCCATCTCACCACGTGTGTAATAGGTATCAGGTAATCCATAACGACGCATTACATCTTGGTACTGGTCTTCAAGGCCAATGTATTCTGCCTCAGACAAAGCACGAAGTCCCTTATTGATACGTTGAGCATTAGCAGCAAAGCGCTTCTTATAGGCATCTGTCTCACGTAGTTTGAGAGTAAACTCTGAAGGGTTGACACCAGACTCAATTAGACCTCTCAGTGGCGTTACTAACGCACCAAGTCCATAAGCATCAAATTGCTGGAATAGCAAATCGTATGCAGATTGACGACCAGCCTTTGCTAAAGCGTCTGCATCTGCCTTTGCTTTAGCAGCATCAGCAATTTTTGTTCCCTTAGATAGAACTCCTGTGCTTCCATCAGAGTAAACAGCAATAACATCGCCAGTTGTTGGATCTGTATAAGTAGAGACTATTGTCTTCTGACCACCCGCTTCGTCAGGGGCAGCCTCTCTAGTTTCAGTACCATCAGAATACTTAGTTATCTTTATTCTGTTCTTACCAGTTCCTTCATAGGTAACTGAAACAACAGTCTTTCCAGTATTTACTTTTGGAATTGTATTTACATCAATCTTGCCAGTCTTCGGGTCAATCTTTGCGCCGATTTCTTTTGCAATTTGAACAGCACTTGCCTTTGCTGCAGTAACAGCATCTGCTGCTTGTTGTTGTAGGAATGCTGCCTCTAACTGAGCAGCACTCTTGCCGAGAGTTGAATTCTTTATTAGGTCTGGATCAATTACATATGGCTTACTTTTCGATGTGCCACCAAAATCATCTGCTAATCTAGCCATTGTTACCCCTGGAATCCAAAGTCACGAAGTACGCCAAGAACTGAATTGGCAACTTCTTCACGAGCACCTTCTGTATACTGCCAACGACTATCCTTGCGTAGCGCTTTCTTGAAATCAAAGATATTCATTTCTCTATCTTGACCAATGGCAGCACGTAAGGTTGCGTCATTTAGTTCAATCTCATCTGGATTGAGTTCTAGTATTTGAGACATAACATTCTTGTACGGAGCATAGATTTGCTCTAGGTCATAGCCTTGCTGCAAAAGTCCCTTGACATAATCAGGCGTTCCTTGTGCTGCAATCATACGAGCATCTTGAGCAAGACGGTTGATATCTAGTTCCCCAGTAGCAAGTTTCTGTAGTACAACATCGTCAAGATTCTGTCCTGGCAATACTGATAACTTAGGCAGAATATCCTTGATAGATAAACCATTTGCTTTAGCCACAGCCTGCAGCGCTTGATAATTCTGTAGCGCTTGACCTGTATAACCGCTTGGTTGGATACCCATTCCATTGCCTACAATGCTAGATACCTTGCCAATATATGGAGCAATGAATGAATCTATTGCTACAGTATCGTTCTCTAAGAAACCATCATAGATACGGGCAACAACTTGATTGATAGCATTCTCATCAAGATTTGCACCCATTGCTCTAGCACGTGACTGGACTTGACGCTTGATGGTTGCAGTATCCATAGCGTATTCAGTCTTAGAAGTATCTTGACCACCAGATTGAAGTTCATTGAACTTAGCGCGAGCAATGATACGCGTACGGATAGGTGCTGAGTTCTGCTGCCACCACGTAGTTAGTTTGGCTTGTGATAGGAACTTCTCTTCATCCCAACCCTCATCTACAGCCTTGACAAGTAGCTCACCGAGTTTAGGTACAGTCTTGAATATGTAGTCTGGTAGGTCAAACCAGAACTCTGTCTTAGCAAGAAGAGTATTTAGATCGTTCTTTTGACCTATAGGCTTGGCAGCACTAGCAGCAGCAATACCTTCCAAAGTATTGGTATTGACTGTACCCTGAGCATCAACTTCATCAACAGCAGCACCTGGTTTATTGGTAACTTTTGGTGGATTCTTAGACCCACTTGTGACTTTACCTTCTTTTACTTCGGTATCTTTTGCAGTTTGTGTAGCCTGTAAAGTAACAGTACCTGTAGGGCCTGTGCCAGTAGTCTTTGTATCTTGAGGTCTAGGAGCAGTAGGTAGCTTTACTACCTCTGGCTTTTGTGCAATAAGTTTATTGAGGTCAGTAATCTCTTGATTGAGACCTTCTGCAATCTCTCTAATTCTTTGCAACTCAACAGTAGATAGTTTTTTACCCTTGTTGTTGCCAAGAATACCCTTGCCTGTTGCCAATTCTCTGATGTAAATATCATAGAATTCTTTCTTAGACTTCAGGTCTTTCTTTGCTTGCTTTTGACGCTCTGCTAAATCAGCGTTACGCTTTCTAATTGCAGCAAGAATCTTTTCGTTGGAAGCAGCGGTTTCGGCTTGGGTGCCTTGATTCTTGGCTCTGTCAATATCGGTCTGAACGCTCATTAGTCAGCACCCAACGCTCTCATAAATGTCTCGTAAAAACCAAGCACTTTGTTAGCCTTTGCCTCGTCTGTTCCTGAAACCTGATCTATCAAATACTGTCCAGCATCAAAGCCACCTGTGGTGGTTGTTGTAGTTTTCTTACCAGAACGTACGCTTGTGGTTACCGTAGGTGCTGCCTTTTGAGCCTTGCGTACCAACTTGGTATAGCGAGCAACTTCTGCATCATTTGCCTTACGACCTAGTTGGTCTTGGATAACAGCATCAATAAGTTGACGGGCTTTATCCTTGGTAAGTACAGAGATATTTTCAGAGATATATGTACCATCTCCGCCATCTCCAGCTCCTGCATCGCCTTCAATGGCAAGACTTGCAATAAAGTCAAAACGGTTTGGTACATCTACTACTGTTGCTAATTGTGCGCGACGCTTCTCAGCCTCGATAAGAGCATCATATAATCTATTATTGAACTCTCCGCTTACCTTGCCACGATAAATACCAGCATCTTTTAGTTGTTGTGCAATCTTCGCACGGATGGTAGGAGATGCTTGGCTTATGCCTTTAGCAAATGCGGTAAAGGTTTCTTCGCCAGCAACTGCTGCATTCTGCTGTGTTCCAGCAGCGGTAGCTGCAGCTTGCGCCCTTGCTTGGTCAGCAGTCTTTGCTGTTTCTGCCAATTTAGTCTCCTAACAGCGAGGCAAACAAAACGTTGTATGCGCTCTTTGTGTTTTCGTTGAACTCTGATAGTTCTCTCATCTTGATAATGGTTTCATCCTTGAGGTTCTGCGAAAGGAATGTGCCACCACCGATTAGATCTAGCGACTTACGTTCATTCTTGTAAGTGTCATACAGGTCAAGCATCTCTCGTAAAGCCTTTTCTGTAGCAGGCATTACATTAGGCTTTGCTTGCAACATATTGCGTAAATCATTGATAGCATTGATACGCTCAATGGCTTTCTGGCTACCCTGAGATAACTCTTCTGCAACCAATGGACGACCTGCAAAGAACAAAGTCTTCCAGTCGGTAAACTCTTTACGTAGTTGGCTACGCTCAAAGTCTGTGCCTACCTGAGTCAATGACTCTTCATAAGCATTCTTCTTAGCGTAGTAAGTCTGTAAATCTGCTGCGGTTTGTACATCGCGTAGATAATCTGAAACGCGCTTATTGCGACGTAGACCCATATCAGTCATAGTCTTGTACGCATCCCACGAGAATCCAGCCTTGTGAGGAATCAAGAAGGCTGCTCCTTGTGGGAATGCCTTGAATAGATTCTGATTCTGGTCTACGAAAGCGCCTGATTCTTCAGCATACTTGAAGTATGCAACAGTTGAACGCTCTGATTCTGGAACTGTGAATGGAATCTGGTCTGGGTATAGTTCAACCCACTTAGCCATAGCAGCGTCGTAGTCTCCAGCGTATTGCTCTGCCAGTTTATTCCAGACTTGCTTGAAATTAGCACGTCCATTGTCACGTACCCACTCAGCCATATCACTCTTGAGTTGTACTTGTGGTGATGCTGGTGCAAAGAAACCAAATACAAAACGGGTTCCTAGAATTGCAACCGTTGTGTTCTTGACGCGTAAGCGATACTCTTCAAGTTCTTGCGCTGATGGCGGAATAAGGTTTCCGCTTTCATCATAACGCTTAGGAATACCGTGACCGCCAGCCTCAAGATAGGTAACAGCCTTACGCCAAGCGCTGGCATATTGGCTATCGCGCTCATCTTGGTTCATTGCACTGTATAGACGGTTGATATGCGCTGGCAAGAAGGCAGAAACCATAGGTTGATCTACTGCATACTTACCAAGTGTCAACTGTGTAATCGTATCTGCAGCACTTGGGTTGAAAATACCTACAAGGTTTGATACAACCTTGACTGATACACCAGATAATGGACCAGCAAATGTAGGTGCCAAAGAATCTGGGTTGAGAGATGGCGTAATCATCTTCAACTGTGCACCAAACTGTATAGGCAGCGGTGTCTTGAACTCTGCTCCTATGCCAAATGCTTGTAGTGCGCCCTGTACTGCACGATATACAGGTTCAATACCTGGATATACGAAGTATGGTTCGCCCTGATCGTCCTTTTGAATCCATCCAGAGTGGGTAATACCTTCATAGGTAAGACCTGCCTTGACGATTGCTTCAGGGTTATAGCGAACAACTCTATAAACACGGCGATAAAAGTCTTCTGTTGCACGATAGAAACGTGCAAAGTTACGTGAAGAGAATGCAATCTGTGAACGCACTAGCGGATTATCCACATACTGCAGAATTTGAGAGGTTGCTCTCTCTTCAACTGCCTCTGCTAACTTGCGCTTAGCAAGATTTGTAGCAGCTTCTACCTTCTTGGTATCTGTTGGGTCAATGTTCTTGAGGAAAGAACCGATGTAAGCGTCATAGAATCCAGACTTCTTCATCTGTTTACGAATCTTGACCATCTCATTGATAACCAAAGGCTCACGTGATAGACGTGAGTTGGCTAAACCTAGCCAAGTCCAGCCCTTTGTCATAATAGATGCGGTATAGGAACCAGCATCTGCTACTGGAACTAGGGTTGGTCCAATGACATACTCTGGAATATCATCCAAATTGTCAGGCAAATCATCTAATGACAAGCGACCAGAGATAACATACTGGCCCTTCTCGTCATCAAAGACGCGAATCTTGTCTAGTAACTCAGAATTGATTACCGCATTGCCAGCATCGTCAGCCTTACGCTTAGCAATAATCTCTTTTGCGCGATTGACTACAATCTTTGCGTGCTGCATCTCATCAATGCCCTGCGCTGCAAGACGTGCATTCTTTGTAAACTCTGGGTGCTTTACAATCCAGTCATAAACAAGGTCTACAGCATTGGCTTGATCTGCGTTTGCTAGAGCAATAGACCCTAGTTCATCGTTTCCATAGTAGGAAATACGCATTAGCCAAGCAATCATTGATGCTTCATCTTGCTGACCTAAAGCAATCTTTTTGAAGCCACGTTCTCCGCGAGCGCGGGAGTACATATTGCTAGGAACGTTTAGCTCTAAGGCAGATAGGCGAACACCTGTAGCTTTTTGGAAGTTTACTGAACGAGTAACATAATCATTGCCAGTAACAAAGTTGAATGCGCCTTCAGATACAGTTGACAGAGTATTATCGATATTACCGTAGGTAATCTGCTCTGCTAGGAACTGTAACTCTTCATCGTCAAGTACATTGCCGCCTAGTTTGCTGCGGAGTTTATTTACCCGACCTTCTTCTAAAGCACGAGCTAGAATGTTTCTAGTCTGCTGTACTAGGCCACCTTGTGTGCTTGCACGAAGTACATTGATACGTTCTTCAATATCTGAGATACGAGAGCCGTCTATATTTTTATCTAAAGTCTTTATTTCATCGCGTAAAGTTTTGATTTCAGCCTTTGCATTTCTGATGGCATCATCAAGTCCTGCAATCTCAGCAGCGTATTTATCTGCTTCTTTCTTGTTGACAACACGCATTACAGCGCCAAGTGGGTTCTCTACTACCTTCTCACCCTTGGTAAGACCCTTGCGTAAACCGATAGCGGTATTGACACGTGTTGAAAGATAGCGAGACTTAGCCAAGCCCCAAGGAGTTACTTGACCAATAGCCAAGGCAACCATCAAATCTTCTGTTGCGTTACGGATAGCGTAACGTGGGCCAGCGAGAGTCAAGAATGACCAAGCACCAGTCATCTTATCTACCCAGTCTTTGTTGGCTGTGCCAAGCATCTTCTGGATAATAGTACTGCGTGCTGCTGCACGATCTAGGTCAACAAGGCTAGGTGCAGATACAAAGTTATTGAAGTCAGATGGCAGTGCTCCGACATCTTCAAACTCATCACCAAAACGACCTACCTGAAACTTAGTCTCGCCTTTACCAGTCAGGCGACGGACAATCAACTGTCCTGGCTCTGTGGTATTGAGACCACGAATATCAGCAATGGTTGACCATAAACCATAAAACATTTCTTTACGTTCACCGACATCATCGATAGATGCGAATGTTTGCTGTAGTAACTGTGAATCGCGCTTGGTCATAACTAGGCGAGCTAGGCGATATATTTGCTCTGGAGCTTCTGCTGAAGTTACATCCATAGTGTCATCGCGGAACAAAGGAGCAATAGCAAACTTAGCCTTTGCTCTATCAATGCGCTTCATAATCATTGCCATAGAGAAACGAGCAACTTCTTTAGGATTGTCGTTTGCGCCTACTTCAGCAACTGTTGTCTTCTTGCCATTGATGATAGTGTTCTTGATTCCATCAGTAGTTGTTGCATCACCAAAGTAGGTAGCCTCAACAAACTTAGGACCCGTCTTGTCAATATCAAATACTTTATTAGCGGTAGTTGCAATAGCAATACGAGCCTTACGTTTGGCATCAAGTACTGGCATTACTACGCGCTTGCGTCCAAGACCGCCTTTGATAACCTTGAGAGCGTTTTCAGTATTCTCAAAGTAAGCCTGTGCAGTCAAGGCATTAGTAATTGGTTGGTCTGCCTTGAGGAAATCATCAATAACAGCAGGACCAAATTCAGGAGCTAAGCGTAATAGTTCTGCATTAGCTTGACGCATTGCTTCAGCTTCGCCTGCTTTACGAGCAGTTGTGTAACGCTCTAGGGTTGCGCCGTAGTTATCCCAGAAAGCCTTACCGTTAGCAGATGCAAAGTAGTCTTGTAATTTTTGACCACCCTTGGCAAAGTTGCCAGCTAGTACATCTACTGAATACTTAGAAACTTTATAGGCGTTTGATACCTTGCCACCGATAATAAGTGGATCTGCAAAAACTCGATATGCAGCATCAACAACACCAGAGACAAGTCTGTAGGCAAGACCTGAACCTTCAATTTGTCTAGGTAGTAATAGGTTTGCTACTTGACGACCTGGAGAATACTTAGATGCGTTGACTGCATCAAGAGTATCTTGGAACAAATCTTGCTCTGCTTGAGTTCCAGCCTTCTTGTATGCAAGTTGTACATACTTGGCTTCTTCTGGAGTAGCAGATGCCATAATTTTTTCAGGTGCTTCACCTGATGCAATACGCATTGCGATAGTAACTGCAGAGTTACCAAACCTAGCACGCGCTTCACCAATGCGACCAGGGTTGAATACTTTGTCACCCTTGTCATTTGCTTCATCCCAAGCATCTGCAAGACCCATACCTTGTGTAGTGCTGATAGCAGCAGTGCGGTATAGACGTGTAGAAAAGTCAGAAACATTCTGCAAGCCATTCATCAACTTGCTTCCAGCATTCCACAAAGCGCCGCCTGTGTAATGCCACGCAGTTCCAAGCCAACCTTTTTCAGGTTTGGTTACTGGATCTTCTGTGCCAAATGTAGCAGCAAGAGATTGTTGCTGCGATACAGGCTTAGAATTGTAAACTTTATTGGCTACATCTGCTGGTAAATTACTGAGTTGCTTATGAACCGCAACAGCCTTGATAAGGGCATTGACTTCTCGCTTCTCAGATTCAGTTAGACCAGCAGCCATTGATGCGGCTTTGAGGCTATCTGACATTAGTTACCTCGTGCTAAAGCCTCTTGATACAAAATAGCAATTTCGCCAGTATCATCAAAAGGTAGTAGTTTGGCTAATGTATCTGAAGTCTTGATGCGAATTGGATTTGCTCCCATAACTTCTGGTCCAGGTCCTGCACCCATTGCAATACCTGCAGTGATTGGTTCATCTGGTCGTTGGCTTGGTGCAAATAACGGAGTTACTCTTTCAACTTGGCTTGGTGCCATACCCTGCTCTGACAACGAAGTAGGACGTACATCTGGAGTTTTTGCAAGTGGAGCGCCTGCTTTGTTAGCGGCGTTCTCTACACCTGCACCGTAAGTATCTGGTTGGAATCTAATTCCATCTGTTCTCTTGGAGAACTTGCCAGGACCTGCTGGTCCTGCTAGTGGGCCTCTAGCCATTATTGTCCTCCATCTTCTCTAAATCTGAAGTAAATTGTTCCCACACTCTGGAAACCTTTGTTTTTCTATTTGCGTTATACACTGCTAAATCTAATAATTCTGAAGTGAGCATTTCAAATGCTCTAACTATGTTTACTGCAAAACCTGATACAACTACTAAGAAATCAGCGAGAGTGATAGAGCGAGGTACATAATCTTTATCTTCGTCCACGCCCTATCCTCTCTTAGTAAAACTAAGCCTTCTTGCCCTTGCGAGCCTTTGCAGCAAAACCAAACTTGACTGCTCCACCTTTTGGCATTGGAGCCTTCTTTGATCCTTCTGTTGGCTTTGCAACTGATGCCTTTGCACGACCACCTTTTTTCATATTTACACCTCCCTACCCTGCAATAGATGCGAGTAACGTAGCAATATCTGGACGAGCGCCAGCAGCAGGGGCCGCACCCATTTGTTCTGGAGTTGGCTGCGAGGCAGGAACGGGGGCCATACCTGCTGCTGGAACTTCACCGCCCATCATTTCTGCTGGGACTTCAGGTTGTGGCTCTGGTGTAAATACCTTCTCCACAATAGTTTCTAGTTGTAAACCTTTTTGACGACCCTTGATTACCTCGGCGATTCGAGCAACAATCTGAGAAGGATCTTGACCTTGTGCAGCAATCGCTGGAATAGCCTGGGCATACTGAGCAACAGCAACACGAAGAGAATCGCGCATCTCTTCAATGTCAACACGTTGTTCTTCTTGAGTAACATTTAGCTCCATCGGGATTTCACGGCGTACATAGTCGCGGCTAACAAGTTTGTCAGAACGCATCTGTAGTAAAGCAATAATTGCGTTGTTTGGATTCATACCAGACATAATGCCGTAGCGAACATCTACACCGTATTCACCTGCGATGGCTTTAGATGGTACATACTTCATATTGAACGGAGTACCGTCATCTACGCCCTTGATTTCTTTGGTCATACTGCCAAAGATTTTCTCATCTGTCTCAAAGCAGAGAGATACAAGTTCAGTAAAGAGGCGAGCAAACTGTGCTTGTGCTGCACGTACTTGTGTATCAAAGCCAGCCTGTAGCGCTTGAACTCCGCGACCTGTAATGATAGATGCGTCAATGTTACCTGAACGAACTTCTGGATAACGAGAACCAAGACGTAGTTCGCGCTCTAGAACGCCAGATTCTGTAAAGACTCCAGGTGGAAGTTCTAGCGGCACACGGCGGATTGCCTGTGGATTAGCAGAACGCATAATCGCATCAGGGCCAAGTGCGAGTTCTTGGACATCCTGCGGAATAGCAATCGGTGCTTGGATAGACTTTTCTGCTGCTTGAATTTGAAGAACAGCAAAGCGAGCACGAGCGAGTTGTACCGCTAGAACATCATCAAATTGACCACGTGCTTCGCCATCTAAAGATGAGCGAACAGCAACGCGAGCCATACACTTACCAGTGGGGTTAGGTAAGTTAGATAGAACTAAGTTGTTACGATCTGGTAGGAATACCAAGTCTTGGTCTTTGTCGTGGTAACGGACCATTGTGATATATGGGCTACCCATTGTGAATGACATCTTAGGCATAATTTGGGAAGCAAATTCTGGATACTGCGCTGATAAAGTCTCAGCATCAGTTTGAATTGTTTGAGTAAGTGATGTGCAACGACCAAATCTGTCAATCTCAGGATAAACGCCGAATGGATTGAGCAAACGGATACGTGGATTGTTTGTCTCGTAATCCATCTCAACCATTGCTGGAAGCATTCCGTAAGTGTTGAACCAGTCAGCACCGTTATACATTTGAATCTGCAACTCAGACATAGAGACGTAATAGTTAGCAATACGAGTTCTAGTATCTGCAGCCTTGCGTGCTGAGTCTGAAACCATATTGGTAGCAGCGCAGTTGAATGATGGTAGTGGTGCCATAACCTCTGCAAGGTCACGGGCGGCTACATCTACGAAGTTAGCGACAAGAGGCTTTGGGTAATCTTCTGAGAACATCGCAGGGTAAACCTTGCTGATGTCTCCTTGACGTACTGATAGCACGTCGCGCATACGCTGGTCGCGAGCAGAGTACTTCGTCTGTAGACGAGCAACCTTTGCGACTACCTCTTTGACTGATAACACGTATATCTCCTAGATGAACTGTCGTTCTTGCTCAGCAAGTAAGTTGTCTATGTTGACAACTACTCTCTTGCCTCTTTCGTGCCGTGATAGAAATGGATTCTTCATATGGTGTGCTGTATGTATTCCGTTGTTGAGCCACTCACGTGCTCTAATCTCACAGAACCACAGAGCCATCACCATATCGGTCTTACCCTTGGTCGTAGGTGACCAGGTAATAAGTTGTTCTATAAGGCTCTTGATATTCTCGGTTTGGTCACTTGGCAAGTGAATCAGATTATCTCTGTGATGCTTTCCATCTTGCTGCTTGGTACCAAAGAGTGTGGACATAGATGCCACACCAAAGCCTGCATCCCACTTGTTATTACCAGTGTGGTGCTCTCTTAGTACAACTCCCTTGGATGCAAGAAACTGTCTAATTCCTTCATCTTGCGTGAGAAAAGATTGAAAGGCGTTACGCTCCACGATCCATTCCGATGGTGCATATACGTTAGTCCAATCGGTAATGAGCTGTCTGATTTGTGCAGGCGTAGGACGCGTAATCTTGATAGCGTCCACAATGTAGCGCTTATGAGAAACCCTATCAACTGCATAACATACCGCCGCTGTGTCTCCGACCATTGCTGGGTCAAGTCCACAAACAAAACTGAAACCGTTGAGGTCTTTGGGATGACCTGGACTGCTAGGCACCAGACGACCTGCTTTTCGCATTCCATCGATTGAACCCTTCACACATACTGGATCAAAGATAGCATCATCGGATATATCCTGCTGCTGGTAAACCATAGCCCAAGTAGAGGCATCCATAGCCTGACGCTCGTTGT